GCCGTTGGTGTTGAGAACATTGTTGAAATTGAAAATAAAACTCGTGGCATGGCCTATCCGGTCAATGTCGCTGCCAAGAAATACGCGAACGAATATGACTATTTCACCTTCATTGGCGATGACCACCGACTACGAACACCCGATTGGGATATTGCCTTGATGCGTGCCATTGGCAACCGACCAGGGCTTTCCTACGGCAATGACTTGCTTCAGGCAGAAAACTTGCCGACGGCGGTGATGATGTCGGCGGCCATTGTCCGCGCCCTTGGCGGCATGGTGCCACCGAAGCTCAAACACCTTTACCTTGACAACTTTTGGAAAGCCTTGGGCAATGACTTAGGGCATCTGACCTATCTGCCGCAGGTCATTATCGAACATCTCCACCCTGTTGCAGGCAAAGCCGAATGGGATGAAGGCTATCGCGCCGTCAATGCCCGCGAAGTTTATTCTTTTGATGCCTTGATGTTTGATAACTATATGAAAAGTGAAGACTACCAAGTTCTCTTGAAAGCCTTGCGTCAATGAAGTGCATTTCATTTTCGCTCTACGGAAACGAAACCAATTACACCATCGGAGCCATTAAGAACGCCATTCTTGCTTCACGCTACTTTCCTTTTGATGATGGCTTTGTCACTCGCTTCTATGTAGGCAAGTCGGTTGATTCATCTATTACAACAACTCTTGAGCGAATCAAAGGCGTTCAAATCGTCACAATGGATCAAGTGGAAAATCACACCGCAAAGTTGTGGCGCTATCTTGCTTTCTCTGACGAGCAGTTTGAAGCCGTCATCTGCCGTGATGTGGATGCTCGTCTTTCCTATCGTGACCGCATTGCCCACGAAGATTGGGTGAATTCTTGCCTTGATTATCACATCATCAAAGACCACCCAACAGGTCACAACTATCCGATTTCTGCCGGTATGTTTGCAGGCAAGACAAAGGATTTGCGCTTCCTAGCATCCACCATCAACAATCGTGAACGCGGCGATTACTACACAGTTGACCAAGATTTCTTGGCAGAAGTGGTCTATCCCATCGTCGCAGGTGAAGCACTCATTCACGATCCTTACTATCAGACACCTATCATTGGCAATTCGATTAGAACTACAATCCCCTTTGATGCGCCAACTCCCCTGTCGCACATCGGCGCAGCTCTATTTTCTAACGATACTTTTGTCTTTGACATAGACCGCAAAGCGCAAATGGCTTATTGTGGCTCTGCGAAATATATCTACGAACACGACAGGTGGGGCAAATGAAGATACTCATTACAGGCGATGAAGGCTTTGTCGGCACTAATTTCAAGAAGCATTTAGATTCCAAGCGCAACTCCATCACCGGCATTGACATCAAAAGTGGCGTTGATGTCAGAGATTTCTTTGCCAAAGATGACACCAAGTTCGATGTCGTCATTCACCTAGCGGCAATCGTCGGTGGCAGAGCCACCATTGAAGGAAACCCTTTGGCAGTTGCCGCCGACCTTGCCATTGACGCCGACCTTTTCCAATGGGCGCTTCGCACTCGCCCGAATCACATTGTTTATTTCTCGTCATCTGCGGCCTATCCGATTTACTTGCAACGAGCTGAATACAAGCAACGACTCAAAGAGTGGGATATTAACCTTGACCACATTCGCACTCCCGACTTCACCTATGGTTGGGCGAAGTTATCCGGTGAAATGCTCGCCTCTTATGCCAGAGCAGAAGGCTTGAAGGTCAGCGTTCTCAGACCTTTTAGCGGATACGGAAGCGACCAAAGCCTTGACTATCCCTTTCCGTCATTTATCAAGCGCGGAAAAGAGAAGTCTGATCCTTTTGATGTATGGGGCAGGGGAACGCAGGTGCGCGACTTCATTCACATTGAAGATGTTGTTAGGGCAACCTTTGAAGCCATCACTAACGATGTCACAGTTGCAAATCTCTGCACAGGAAGGCCGACTTCCTTCATTGAGTTGGCAGAACTTGTGATGATGCAGGCGGGATATTTAGCTCCGATACGCACCAACCCGAAGGCTCCTGTGGGAGTTGCCTATCGGGTCGGTGATCCAAACAAAATGCTTGGCTTCTATGAGCCACGAATCTCTTTGGAAGAAGGAATTGCTCGCGCCTTTGCAGGTGCCTAGAACTGCTCTTCCATTTTGTTGATGGTGCGCTTGATGTAGCGTGGGCCGAAGAAGTTGAGAAACCACTTGGGAAATGCGAAGGGCTTTGGCTCATTTTTAGGAATTAGCAGAAGGATCAGAAGAATCCACCACGAATACCACACGCTCATCAAAGTCCAAAAGATAACGCTTCTGCCGACAGAGTAGGCGTAGAAGGCAGTGACAAAGACTGCAAGAAGTTGGAGTCCGTTCATTTAGCACCAACCCATCACAGGTGCAGGTTGAATATCCTTGACAACTTCATAGAACTTGCCGTTCTCGTGTTGTGAACCTGCGGTGACAACATATCCGTTGAACTTAATGTCCACTCCATCGCGCAGCTTTCCAGGATAAGACTCGGCAGTTGCCTGATAATAAAGATGGAGACCATCGCCGGTTTCTACTGTGAAAGTGTTGGTATCAAGACCATCGGTGCTTCCGCCGTTGCGATAGTCCACATCCAAGACAACAAGACCTGACGGCGCACAGGCGATTGCGATATTGAGCAAAGGTGACTTTGCAAACCATTTATTGACAACCTTCGGGTCATTGGATGCCGACTTGTAACCGCGTGTTGCGATAGGAAAGAACGGCGTCTTTTGCTGCGGATAACAAGGCATCACATACCAACCGCGCTCTGCAAAGGCGGTGGCAATATCGGCAGTTGACATCTCCATTGTCTTCATTTGACGAACTCCTGAATCGCAAGTGCAGCGCCTTGATGAAAGTCACGCATTTCTTGTTGCATATCGTCATCAACTAGTTCATCTGCCTGCTCTTGATGCCATTTGGCAACCTGTAAAAGAGCCAATCTATTCATTGCTTCTTCGTATGTCATTTCACAAACTCCTTTAGGAAGTCAACGATGACTTCGGAAACTGTCTTGCCTTCTGCCTTCGCCTTCGCCTGCGCCTTGCGCCATAGTTGTTCGCTTACACGAACGGATCGAATCTTCTTCATTGATTCCTCACTAACTTCTGATGCAGATAATTGCAGTCAGGACAGACTGCCAACTTTTCATTCTCGCCATTGTCATATTGCCACCAAGTTTGATAACTCGTGACCATTATCTTTCCGCACATTGGACAAGTCATTATGCACCTACCTTGATGCGATAACGCTCAACTGTTCCACCATTATCTAAATGCGCATCTATCTCTGCCATGACTTCTGCAAGTTTCATCGGCAATGGAAGATAATTAAACTCGCTGATTTTTCCATAGGTAAATTCACCTGTTTTTGTTCGCGTTATTGCAACACCGCGATAGTCGTAACCATAATCAGTCTTGATTATATTTTTTTTCATTGATGATTCTTTTCTACGATTAACTCAATTGCACGATATAGGTCAGCGATTATCAAATGCTCTTCAGGATTTGTCGCATCTATTGATGCAAGTAGAGAAAGAATGATTCTTGATGTATCGGTTGCTTTTGTCATTTTTACCTTTCGCGGGGCTACTACCTTTCGCCCACACCCCAAAGATAGACCTTGTGCCTACTCTTGTCCATACACAAGGGAGTTGAGCCTGCGGGCGTGTCGCGAGTAGTCTGTCAGACCTTCCCCTCATACTTATCCACAAGTTCAACGGAAGGGGATTTATGCAGTATCTGATATTCGGCGCCCTAGTGGGCGTTCTAGGGCTTCTGTGGGCAATTCTAGCCCTACACGACGACCCATTGAAGGAAGGCATCAGACAGGCGCAGGCGTGGTCTAAGAGCCAAGATAGGCTTCGCAAGGTGATGCCCGAATGAGCCTGTTCTCAGTTCACACCGCCACCGACGGCGCTATTGCCATCTATTTGGAAGAAGCAGACGCCAATCTTGATCTCCTTGAAGACATTGTGGAGCAGGTGCCATTGCTACATCTAGCTCGCCTTCGAGATTTTTCAGGAACCTACGCACTGACATCGGAAGTGGCAGCGCGAGAGGCAGATAAAGTCCGCGCCGCCATTCCAACCGTCGTTGCGAAGGTGGCATCTATGACAGAAGATGAGGCATTGGCTTTGGCTCAACAACTTATTGACGCGGTGAAATTTGCCCGCGCCATCGCCGGTAAAACGACGAAACTTGAATTGGTGAAATAATGGCAAATCCCAATGGTCGCAAAGGCAACGGCTTTGAAATCGGAGTTCTCAAGTGGTTGCGTTCTCGCGGTGTCTTTGCAGAGCGTTTGCGACTTGCGGGCAAGAATGATGAAGGAGACATCGTTGCGATT